GCGAGTTTTTGAAGATGTTTCCGAATGCAAAAACAATGGGTGGCGTGATTGCGATTTGCCAAAACGACATCGACAGCACATACAGAAACATGGAATATTGCGATCATAGCTTTTGTGAAGAATGCGGTAAAAAATATTGGAACGAGGAGGTAACTGATAATGGTAATGATTGATATCAAACTAAAGCCTTGCCCGTTCTGTGGTGCCTTCCTAGAAAACGAAGCGCCAAGCACTATCTGGTGTCATCCGCAAAACAGTTGTTTGCTGAGCCTCCGTGGCATTGTTGGAGCTGACCAAATCGCTCAGTGGAATACGCGCTACGATGCAAAGGGAAAGAAGGTGCTTGACGATGACTAACATTACAACCCTACGTCCCGGCGAGCACTTCATGTTCAAAAACTTTGAGTGGGTCTGCCTTGACCCTAACCACCCTGACGGCGGCCTGTTGGCAATTATGGCAAAGCCGTGGGAAAAAGATGTAAAATTCTGCCCAAGTGATAAATTTGCCGATGAAAAAGGCAACTGGAATAACTACCGCACCAGTAATGTGCGGGGGATTCTATCTGATATGGCGAATGCTGTTTTCGATAGAAAAGGTCTGCTGTCACATACTGTTGACCTTGTTGCCGACAACGGCGACAGAGCTTATGGAACTGTACATGACTTTGTTTTTATCCTCACCTGTGACGAGTACCGCAAGTACCGTGACTACATCCCACTCTACGACAGCTGGATTTGGACTGCCACGCCTTGGTATTGCGGCGATAAGGATTTTGGAACGGGCAAAACGCGCTACGTTCGCGGTGTAAGCCAGGAGGACCGGTTGGACTACTACTATGCGTACTACGACGGGGCTGTCGCCCCGGCTTGTATTCTAAATCCAAAATCGCTCAATCTGCGCCAGAGTATGGCGTTTGTAGAGGAGGTAGCAGAATGAAGAAAAAGACCCGCGTTGCAGTGTACAAGAAATTTGACGGTCATTGCGCTTACTGTGGCCGCCACATTGCCTACAATAATATGCAGGTAGACCACTTCAAGCCGCAGAGGGCGTGGAACCCAGAGGATTCCGGAACGGACGACATTGAAAACCTTATGCCGTCCTGCCGTATGTGCAACCATTACAAACGCGCCCACGACCTTGAAACATTCAGACGATACATTGCGGAGATTCCGCGAAAACTGCAAGAGAACTACATTTACAAGGTCGGCATCGCTTACGGCAATGTGCTGGAAAATCCAAAAGCGATCAAATTCTATTTTGAGAAGGTGAGGGATAACCATGCGGCTGATTGATGCAGATAAAGTACCGCAACTATCTGATATGATCGGGTGCGCTTATGAGGGTGGAGAGTACCAAGCATATAAGAGCGGCGCAGAGTATGGGCGCGGATTGGTGGACAATACACCAACCATCGACCCGGAAAGTCTGCGGCCTACGGCGCATTGGATAAGCGATAGCGCCGGGAGCACAAATGTTGTATGTTCAGCCTGTAATGCAATTTCTTTCGCTGCTTATAATTTTTGTCCGGAATGCGGCAAAAGGATGGTGAACGCAGATGACTAACTGGGTAAGCGTTAAAGACAGACCGCCGGCTGAAAGGAAGAACACAAAATGAACGACGCACTTTTAAGCAGCAAAAAAATGGATTACTGCACACCGCAGGACTTTTTTGACAAGTTAAACGAGGAATTTCATTTCGTTCTGGATGCAGCGGCAACCGAGAAAAGCGCAAAGTGCAATCGGTTTTACACGCCGGAAACAGATGGTCTGAAAATGCCGTGGAGCGTTGAATCAGGAAGTGTGTTTTGCAATCCTCCATACGGCAGAATGATTGGTCTATGGGTGCGCAAAGCCTACGAAGAATCGCGGAGCGGAACAAAAATAGTCCTATTGATACCCGCGAGAACTGATACGTCATATTTCCACGATTATGTGTACGGAAAAGCTGAAATCCGTTTTCTGCGCGGAAGACTGCGTTTTGAGGACGATAACGGAAACAGGTATCCACCAGCGCCTTTTCCGTCTATGCTGGTTATATACAACGGAGAACATTATGCTTGAATTAAACAGGTGTTACAACATGGACAGAACTGCCGATCTACACCCCCCGGAGGTGACCCCATGACCATTATCCTTGTTATCGCCGCCGTCTGTGTTTACGACCTGTGCGGCCTGCTCGCCGTCCTGTACATCAACCGCACAGACCGATTGGACACCGTAGATGGCGCAGACAACGTTATTGTCCTTGTGTTCTGGCCGCTGCTGGTCGTAACCCGTATCGGCATTGCATGTTATAGAATCATAAGGAGGCTTATAAAATGACTTCTACCCCAGCAGGCAACACCCAGCGTCAAAAATGGATGGAAAAATACGCCGCCTATCAGAAAGCCTTCATCGAGGCCCGCGATAAATTCTATGAATCCAACGCCGCCATG